ATACACAAGACGCCTTAGCTTCACTGCGTCAATGGCAGTTGGAGCAAGACAACTCAGGCAGATTCCGTGTTTACAGGGATCAACACGGACAGATTTACCACTCTGTTACCCATATCCTGAAGAACACTGCCCCGCAATCACAGAAAGATGCATTGGAACGCTGGGCACAACGTGCTGGCAGTGGTTTGGAGCGTGACCTTGCTTGTGACCGTGGCACCGTTGCTCACGAGCATTGCGAGTATGTACTCAAGACCGCAGCAAAGCTGGCTCGACAGAGCGCTAACAAGAAAGGTTCATGGAAGGTCTGGGATGATGGATTGGCTCGCGCTCCTAAGGCAGTTACCAACTGGGCACTCAAGAAAGCGGAGGAAAGCTCGCCGAAGGTTCCATGGCCAGCCCGTGAGTACGCCAGAGGTTTATCCGACTGGTTGGTGAGCGGAAGCGTAACGGCCATTCATGCGAGTGAGTTCAGCATCAGCAGTGACGAAGGTTTTGCTGGAACGGCAGACGCCTTAATCGACACACCATTGGGTCTGACGATTTGCGACTTCAAGACAAGCAGCCGAGAGACTGACAAGCCAGAGGCATGGCTAAAGGACCATCAGGATCAGCTTGGTGCTTATAGCCTTGGTTTACGCGAAAGGGCTGGGATCCGTGTTGCTGCTGGAGCGGTGGTGATTGCGAAGTCGAACGGTAATGTTCAGCTGCGAATGCTGTCGGAACTTGAGATGAGGGGATGCGAAGCTCGATGGACTGAACGCAACAACCTGTATAAGGAGATGTTGCTGAGCGGAGAAGTGCTCTAGTGGAGGAAGCGTTAGAACTTATATATCGGGGTCAATGTAACGTTGCGAAGAAAGCAAAAGAAATAGGCGTCACAACTGAAGAGCTGAAACGCCTGTTTCGGGATTATGCGGTCAAGCGCCCTATCGATGAGGATGTATGGCGCGGAGACGTGGAGCTAGGTTGGCCCTGGGTTTGAAAGAGAGTCACGCAACTCATATATATCGTGGCGCAAACTATTTAGGGCTTTGTTTTGGATGTTGATGGTTTTCACCATGACTTGATAAAGACCCATTTTTATTCGCGTTTTAGATTCGCCGTCAATTTCTTCAATTCTGAATTCCTCCTCTTGCATGAAGCGAAAGAATTTTTCCATTGACAAGAACCTTGCTTCCTTCGCTTTACGAAGAAGCTCTTCAGAGGAATCAGGGATGAGGTCAGACATTGGTGTTTTGGGGTTCAGGTAAGACGCACTCTTCCATGGCTCTACGTTCGTAGTAGCGCTTTAGGCGCAGGCAGTCATTGGCGCGGACAAAGTTACCCCAGTCTTCAAAGATGACTGCCCGAGCTGCTTCATAGCGGATAGCAGTAGGGAGAAGGTCTGTTGGAACGCGGGAACCAGCAGCGGAGAACTTGTTGCCGTTAAGTTTGGTGCTCATCAGTATTGGGGCGTTGGGTCAAAGTGCAACTCGTTTTCAAGCTGAGGGATGATCTCAGATTCGAGAAGGTCACGCATTGAATGACTCAAGTGTTCATCCATTTGATGGCGCTTGTTCTCACGATTGATAACACCTTTGAGGATGTCAAGAGCGCGTTGAATTTTGTCGCACTCATATTCTTGAACTGGTTTGTAGTGGTACATCACCATTCGACCTCTTGAATGAGTTGGTTAAGGGTTTTAAGGGATTGAAGGCTGGAGATCTGACGCTGACCATCACTGAGACCCTTCTGTAAGGCCTCAGGATCAGCGGTACGGACAACCTGCTCCATCTCTTGCTGAACAAGCTTGAAGCAGAACTCAATACGTTCTGAGGGCTTGTAGGCCAGATGGCCGGAAGCTTTGGATTTCTGGCTGCCAAGGATGAGGCAGAGCAGTTGATTGATGGAGCGTGTGCAGTCTTGGCGTGTAATCACTGGTACTGAAGGGATTCGTGAAGGGTGGTGAGGTCTGGGTCGGAGTAGTCATAAGCCTCAAGAGGCTCAAGATCTAAGGACCGCAGATAAGCTTCAATGACTTTTGCCATGTACTCATTGAGAGAGATGTTGAAGCCAATGCTTTTGCAAACCGACTGATGATGACGCTTAAGAGCGATCACAAGGTGGTCAGGAATGCGCACGTTCATCTGCAATCGCTTGCCTTTGTAATCAGATCGCTTTTGATCAGGAGATCTTTTGGGACGGCGACGAGGGGAAGGCTTGATAGCTTTGCTGCGTGGGCAGATGGCTTCAAAAGCTTGTTTGTCGGGATTCCAGCGTGTTCTCATTTGTAGTCAACAGGGAAGAAGAATTCAGATTCTTTGCCGTTGAGGGTTACACCGTCTTTATGGGTGAGCCCGATGCAGTTTCCATCAGGCGTGTAGACGATGTTGAAGCCACCACGTTCGTGGTATTTAACGACGTAAGCAGTGGTTGACCAGCAGACGGTTTGGCCGTTGAGAACGGCTGCTTTGATGGTTTGTAGGTCCATTACTTGAGGTTCCGGTTACGTTCAGTAGCATCAGGGATCGAGTTGTAATAGTCGTCCCATTCGGCTTGGCGTTGGCGTTCTTCAATCTCTTCATCAGAGAGAGGCGGCCAGGGATCTTTGTATTCGGACGGGAGAAGATCGTCGATGTCGTCGGTGCGAATAGTCATTGGAGGGATGATTTCATCAGTGGATAGACAGTGGATGTAGCAGTCTGGGTTTGCATCAGCCCAGGCTTGTAGGAGAGGGTCGGTCATTTGGATCCCTCCTTGTCGTTGGATTGGAGCGCTTCCCATTTGGGCTTGAGATCGTCGTACTGCTTGCCGATCTCGTCAACAACCTTCTCAAACTCGTGTTTAGTGGAGCGTGCAATGTTGTTGAGTTCGATGGCTCCTCCTGCGGCTTCAAGCGCAAGCTGCCTCAGCTTGACGACAACATCCATTTGATAATCGACGAACAGCTCTGGATGGATGCCGTAAATCTTGTGCATGGCCTCGTCACTCTCGTTAGAGGTGCATTGCCATTCGTCTCTAGCCTCTTCGATGCGATCGGCTGAAGCGTAATAAGCAAAGGACTTTCGCATCGCCTGAGAGCTGTTGCGCTCAAGCTTTTGAAACTGCTCACGCAGCCCATCGCGTTGCTTTTCAAGCTTCTGGCGTTCGGGTTGTTCCTGTAGCCAGTTGTAATAGTCAAGTGTCATTGGTCTGATAATGATTGGAACGGTGTGAGACAAACGTCTCAGGAAAGGTGAGACAAGCCGCCCATACGGGCGAGCCTTTCGTATTCACGAACAAGACGTGCATAGTCCTGAACGTTGCCGCTTTCAAAAGCGTCGATCAGCATCTGGCGCGTCATACGCATGAGCGCATCACGATCTTCCATGCTGATGATTGGAACGGGATCCGCTTCGATTGTGATGTCTTCAAGTTCGCGGCTTTGATCTGCCTCATCCACGTCACGGTATGCGGTGGCGCGGCTGAGGTGATACTTGCGTTGAAGCGTTGAAGCAACATCCGCTTTGCGGAAGCCAAGGTCTAGAAGGCGCTTAGCATTAAGCTGATGCGCCTCCCGAAGCTCGTTTGAACGTTTCATAGAGTGGGTTTAATGGAGCGGAGCAAGCCGGGCTTGACTCCACTGGTTAGAATCCTACACGAACAGATTCACAAACGCAACGAATCCATTTATGACTCAGCCAACTAAGACCATTCACTTCTGCCCTGATGAATGGGCTCTCCTCCTGGAAGCTCTCCATTCATACAAGGACACCAATGATGGCCGTCGAGTCGCCGGTCGCCTTAACTGGGTTCGAGCCAAGCTGGAAGACTGTCGCGCTGAAAACTGCCTGATCAAGCTCAGCGCATGAAAAAAGCCCCGTAAGGGGCTCATTCATTGGAGCGTCAATAGCCCCGTGTCTCAATGAAAGGCTGACCAGTAGCGGTCAGATGTTCCTTCCATTCATCGAGAATATCCATAATTTTATTAAAATCGCCCTTAAAAGTGTTAGCGGGCGTTAATGGATACTCTCGCTTAACCTTATCGAAGTTGTAGATTTTCAGGCAATACTGACGATTGCCTAGGAAAATCAATTCAAGTTTGCGCCACATAATAAAAAGGACCCGGCGATTAAGCCGGGTTGCTAATTGGTGCGTCAGAACAAATCCAGAAATAACCATCCGCGTCATGACCGCAAGCGACTAAAACCACTTGCCAATCACTCATCGGACTATTCCGGATCAGCTCGCAAGCCGCGTCCCTGTGATTCTCCCAGTCTGAACTGCCCTGATGGCAGGTTATGGTCTGCCGCCAGGTAACGTCAGAATCCCGTTTGTGGCTTGCCACGATCCGTGAGTCCCTGTGAGTAGTGGGACCCAAGAACCGGGTTTTGATGATTGGTCCGCTGATTAGTCTCACGAATCACTCCGCGTCGTAACCGTCGAACCATTCACCAGCCTTTCGGGTGTCAGGATTTTTGCAGTGCGCTTGGGCCTCTTCAAGAGTCAAACCGCGCTGAACAACGCGGTTGGTCTTGTTGAGGTGTGGAGCGTAAAACCGGACGATTTTGTAACTCATTGGAGCAGTAAACACGTCGTAAGGTGATCGGGTAATAAACATAGAAAAGAACCCCGGATTAACCGGGGCGATTCAGTGTTAGGCCGTAATCGTTTCGCAGAATTAACTCAAAAGCGTCTAAGACTTTAAGCTTAGAACCTTTTAAGTTGAACTCCTTTTTAACGATTGAGTAAGCACTGGGACGGTGAGATGAGATCCGGAAGCCTTTAGTCTCCATCACTAATCCCTGCCAGAGCATCATCAACCTATAGGTTCCGATGCTCTCGCCAGTGATTACAAAGCCATCATTGCCGAAAGTTTCAACAGTCATTGGGTAACGGTCTCCAGTTTGTGGCGAAGTTCGGGTCTGAGACGCTGCGATAAGGCCAGAAGCTCGTAAGCTCTAGCCTCAGTGACAGCGCCGCCATAAGTGACCCAACCGTGTCCCCCAAACTTAGGATGGGGAACTCCGCGCCAGACTTGCATCAGATAAGTCATCAGCGGATCACCCGGACGTGTGTCTGAGTACCGCTGTGACTCTGGAGCGTCATGCTGTTGACTGCTGCAACAGCGAAGCCACCGGCTGCCACGTAGGCAGCCAGCAGAGACAGAAAAGACTTCATGCTGAGGCCTCAGCAGCGTCACGCTTTTGATGCTCTTCAGTCATCAGACTGATTAGCTCCTCTTGTGTGGAGCGGCTCAAGCGGTGGACCACGTACTCCTTCAGGGCATCTCGGAAGGTGCCGTAAGGAAGACTCAGTTCGATGCTGTCGCCGCTTGCCTCGCAGGTAACCGAGAGGCTGCTGCTGTAAAGCTCAACACGACCGCGCGTGATGGCGTGGTGCGTCGTTGTTTTCGTTTCCATTAGTAAAAATTCGTAGGGTTAGCTCTTTGCCACTTAGTGAGAGCGCCGCTGTGAGGCAGTGAACGCGCTTCGCCCGTTGCCAGGACTGCCAGGGTGGACCCAGGCGGCCTGCGATTGGAGCGTGATCGCTCTCAGGGTGGCTATTCATCCCGGCTGTGCCGGACTCAAGGTGCGGTGCGGGACTGCTTCCCCGCCTTGGTCTCTATCCTATCACAGCATTGGTGATAAGTACAGCGTGCGGTTGGAGTCATCGGCGGACCGACTTCTCTCCCCTTCGCTGTTACCACTATTGTAATCCATCAGAGGGCACATGGGGGGGTAGTGTTGCTGTTATTGTCATACTATGTAACAGGCGGGGAACCTAAACATATATCTGACTAACAGCACTCGTGTAATAAAAAAGCCCCCTAAGTGGGGGCAGGGGTCTGAAGTTGTGAGCGTGGGGATCAGTCGCCCTTGTCTTCGATGGAGATCTTAAGTTCAGGTGCTTGGATATTGACGGTCTCAACGGACTCGCCAATGACGCGGCCAATGGAATCAAGCACTTGACTTGCGGTTTGCAGCTGTCCTTTCTTCAGCGCCTGATTAAACAGTTTGGTACGCATGTGCTGAAGACGCGCCAGCATATTTTCGCGGTCAGCCTTCCAGTCTTCATCAACGATCTTTTTGACATCCGCCCAATCACGCCAAGCGGTCTGGATTGAGACCTGTTCTTTTTCAGCGTGATCGTAAACAAGCGCCGTGGAAGACAGTCCTTCGAGCTGACGTTTATAGAGCCGTCGAACGCGAGCTTGCTTAGCTTCTGTCAGTTCGGGTTGCATTACTGTTTCGACCCTGTTTCTTTGGATAATAACTTGCTGTGCTGCGTTGTGGAACGGTTTGAGGGGGGGTAGGGGTTGAAAACCTGTGTAATGTAATAGGCATGAGCACAAAAGCAGAGCCTGTAAGCCTGAGATGGGCACAGGGCCAAGTTTTTTCAAGCGACAAACGCTTCCGAGTATTAGTTGCCGGTCGTCGATTCGGCAAATCGTACCTTTCATGCGTTGAGTTGTTACGTGGAGCGCTCAACAGACCTGGCGAAACCTTCTTTTATTGCGCTCCGACTTACCGGATGGCGAAGGATATTGCGTGGAGAGCGTTAAAGAAGCTGGTTCCGAAGGTTTGGATCCGCAGTAAGAACGAAACGGACCTGCGAATCGAGCTAATCAACGGTTCAACCATTGAATTGAAGGGTACAGAGAACGCAATGGCGCTTCGTGGCCGGAGTTTGTCGGGCGTAGTGCTGGACGAAGCAGCATTTATGGATTCAGAGGTCTGGTTTGAGGTGATTCGACCTGCTTTGGCGGATAAGGAGGGTTGGGCGTTGTTTATTTCGACGCCAGACGGTACAGCTAGCTGGTTTTATGACTTGTGGTGTTATGTCCCAGACGACGAAACAAACGAATGGCAACGATGGAGCTATACGACGATTGAAGGCGGAAACGTCAGTAAGCATGAGGTCGAAGCAGCCCGCGCTCAACTTGATACGCGCACGTTCCGCCAGGAATTCGAAGCGTCGTTCGAGAACCTAACTGGTCTAGTCGCCATCAGCTTTTCTGATGACAACATTTCTACTGACGCCAAGGACATTTCGATCCAGCCGTTGTTGCTGGGCGTTGACTTCAACGTAGATCCCATGTCTGGCATTTGTGCAGTCAAAGATGGTGACACGTTGTACGTGTTTGACGAGATCACATTGACGGGCGGTGCCACAACCTGGGATTTTGCCGACGAAGTTACCCGTCGATACGGTGTGGATCGCAGAGTTATCGCGTGTCCTGACCCAACAGGCGGTGCAAGAAAAACCAGCGGTGTGGGCGTAACGGACCACGCAATCCTCAGGCGCAGTGGCTTCACAGTTCAGAGCCCTAGATCACCATGGAAGATCCGCGACAAGATTACAGCGGTCAACACTGGTCTAATGGATGCTTCTGGAGCGCGACGGGTGAAGATTCATCCAAGGTGTAAGGAGTTGATCAAGTCGCTACGAACGCTGACTTACGCACCAGGAACGGGTTTGCCCAACAAAAACCTAGGAGTGGACCACGCCTTTGACGCTTTTGGGTATTTAGTGTTGCAACAGTTCAACCTTGCCAAGCCTGAAACTTTAGGAGCAACGAGCTATCGCATCTACTAGGATGGATGTGTAACTTTGTCAAAAGGCAAAGGACAAGTGACCTGCAGCGGATCAGGTGTGAAGAGCGTAAGGCGCGTGAGCCTGTTCTAGTCCGCAATCATTTGGGGCGTTAGACTGAGATTGTCGTCGCATTTTGCGTCATGCCTAAAGGTCCAGGGACTTACGGCACACAAAAAGGCCGTCCGCCCAAGAAAAAAAAGGGCATGAAGAAGGGTAGTAAGAAGATGCGGTGTAGCTGTGGCCAGTGAAAACGTCCCAGTGAACAAGGCGCTTTACAGTCGTGTAAAGGCTGAGGCCAAGCGCAAATTTGACGTGTACCCAAGCGCTTATGCAAATGCATGGCTGGTGCGCGAATATAAGAAGCGTGGTGGCACTTATCGGAAAGCAACCAGTGGCGGAACGAAAAAAACCACGAAAACCCGCAAAACCAAAAAAGCCAAGTAAGGGCCGTGGCGGTCTGGGCAGATGGTTTGACGAGAAATGGGTCGATATAAAGACCGGAAAGCCTTGTGGCCGCTCCAAAGGCGAAGACAGGGCGTATCCAGCGTGCCGACCGTCTAAACGCGTGTCAGGCAAGACGCCAAAAACGACTAAAGAGATGAGTCCTTCAGAAAAAGCTCGATTTAAGCGTGAAAAAACGGGCTCGAAGAAGATAAGCTATCAGCATCGGCGTCGTAAACCCAAGGGTAAAAGCTAATGGCCACCACCGTTGAGCGCTACACAAACACGGTTGAGCATCATGAATCGACCGCCTTGGCGGCGGTAAACGATGCTTTTGAGGTGGCTTGCCATGCTGACACCTTTACTTTTGCGCTTGTTGCCACTGGCAGTGCCAACTTTACGGTCGCGCTAGAGCTTAATCACAGTTCTTCGGCCGACACTTGGTTTGAGATTGACACGACAAAAACTATCAACTCTGCCGGAAATTACGAGTATTTCTATTCAGGTAAGCCTGCAAGCCGGATTCGCTGCCGTATTGC